TGGCATATTAATAAGTGTAATAAACACCTCTTTTTTTAGTTACTAATACTTGCTTTCTATTTTTTACCGCACTATAAGAAACGTGCAACCATTTTGGTTCTTTTCCAAACTCCCATATCAACTGGTCAAACTCTAAATTATCTTTTATCCAATGAAACATCTCTAAATTAGACTTACCACCCATACTTGTAATGTCCATTGCTTCACCATTCATATGAGATGACGTTTTAGAGCCTTTTAAAGCAGTATTTAGTTCTAAAGACCTAAACATACTATTTACTTTAATTGGTTCATCTACCCACTCTCTTAATGGTTCAAACACTTCTTTAGCAAGTAGTTTCATATTCTCAACCTGTTCTTCATTTGGTTTATTCTTTATGCCGGATTGTTTAGCATAATTAGAACCAACTGCCTCTTTGTAAGAAATGTGTTTACTTATTCTTTTCATCTGTGATTAATTTAAAAGTTCCATCTTCAAGGTTTACTTCTATGTTACCATACTTTTCTTCAAGTTGTTTCTTGTTCTTTTCTTGCTTCATTGAAAGTTCTGCAAACATATGAGATAGTGTATGTGACTGTGTAGCCAATAATCCTAAATCGTGTAAGATTGCTTGTTTCTTTTCTTCTTGCTCTCTAAATGTTTTTAATTCGTCTTTTGATAGTTTCATAATATTGTTTTTTGATTTAATCAAATATACAAATTATTGCGGTACTTCTGCATTTCTTGCATAACCATAAAAACTATGTGCTGCCTCAACTGGGTACACCATAAAAGAACCAAAATCTAAATCTAAACTACTCATTACATCGATAGCAAAACCATCAAAGTAAACTGCTGGAGTAATTATATTACCATCTGCATCATAAGTAGCTGGTATCTTTACAACCTTGCCAATATAAACAACCGCTGCCGTATCTTTTGCAAAAACTATTTCGTTATCTGTTTCAACTAAAACACCAATACTTAAAAGGTAGTCTTTGCCCTCTTGTTCTGTTGGAAAATTTGTTTTATATATATTCATTATATTGTTGTTAAAGATTGTAATTCGCTATCGCTTAAAGCCTCTTTCCAAACTGCAAGTGCTTTTGTTTTACCGAAGAATTTATTAGATGTTCCATTAGCATCTGTAAATTGTAAAGTGTTTAAACCAATAGGTGTATTTCCGCTTGTATCTGCTATTATTAAAACCCCATTAAGATAAAACTTAAATTCATTTAATTTATACGATATTGCAACTTTTATAGTATCTGTTGCATCTGTAAGTGTTATTGTTTTACTTAAAGATGTTGAGCCTCCAGATTTTACAACCGCAGTAAATTGATTTAATACATTTCTATAAACAAAAGCAACTGCATTTGAATTTGTTGTATCACTTAAAGAGATAACTTCAAAGGTACTTGTATTTGCTAAAACACTACCCTCAAAATATAGTGTTCCCTCTGTGCTATTTATTGTAGCTAAACTACCGCCATTGTTGCATACGTCTTGGTTACGTGTAACTGTTGAGCCAGAGGTGGGTATGTAAGATGTTGCGTAGGATTGTTGTTCTAATTGTGCGCCCCAAATTATAACTTCAGATAAAGTTGCACCAGCACCTCTAAAATCTACTGCGTAAAAAAAGTCTGCTCCCGAATGAGTAACTTCAAATCTTTGCCAATTTTCTGTTATCGTAAATAAAGCATTTGTGTCTGAATTATTATTGCATAAATTAACAGTACCAGAGCCACTAACAGTTTTTGCCCATATAGATTTATGTTTACTTGTGTTTATACCAATAAACCCAGCAAGGTGTGCGTTACCGCCATTGTTTGTTACTTTATAAGCACTATTACTTCCATCGGGTGCTAAATATCCACTTTCTAAAAGCACATTAACGATATTTGACCATTGTGATAAATCCTCTGAATACGTTACTAAATTTGTACTCTGCGGTTCAAACAACCAACTACCGCACCCCGAATTAGGTACTATATTACCGCTACCATCATAACTGAAACCCTCGTAGTTTATTCTCGGTAGGTTAGTATCGTCTGTTATTTCTATTACTGAAATGTTTGTGATTTCTCCATAATAATTACTCCCATAAAACCTTAAATTATTAGTGTTTACACTTTGAAAATAGTATTCTTTTGAGCCGCTGTCTGTTAATGTTTTTGCAGTAGCACCTCCTAAATCACAAGCCAAAACACCGCTTGTAGAAATAACATCAAATGTTAATTTATAAGTTTTATTGCTTGAAATACTAATAGTCTGTTGTAAATTGTTTCCAGAGCCACTTGATACCGCCTTGTTTCCTGCGATACTCCAATCACTACCAACAATCCAATCTGTAGAGCCATTAGTAAAATCGCCATTTTGCACCAAATTACTCGATAGTATCTGTACGTTTTCAACTAGACCTTGTGCATTTACTCTTGTGGCTGCTGAATTTCTACTAAAATCAAAGTCTCCGCTCCCATCACTTGGTTTAACACATAGTGCCTCTCCATTGTTATACGCAGTTGGTGTAAGTATTACTGATGCTTTATCTAAAAGGTTGCTCATTATTGTATATTTTCTAATTCATCTAAAGTTGCAGTTGTACAAGTAACATTCTCATAGTATGTTGCTCTTGCTTGTAAGGTTAAAAGTAATGCTGGTACTGCACTACACCCAGCATACTCTTTGTAGACTAAACCCCAATTTACAGAGTTATCACAAACACCACGACCCCACCAACTTTTAAAATATATTTCGTTTGCCATTACTTTTTCTTTTTTTTCTTTTTAAGAAATACTTTTAATTTCTCAATGTTCTTTGCCTTTGGTTTGTAACTCATAGTACCCACCCATTAAATGTAGCTTCATAACTTGGATAGATATCATCATTGATGTTGTTAGTGTACTCTGGATATGTAGCTTGGTTAAAACTCATAAAGTCTATAAAACGTCTTGAATACCATTCTGCATTTGTTCTTGCTTTTTCAACTAAAAAATCAACTTCATTTTTGTCTACAGTTTGTGCATTTTCAGATGTGTGTTTATATACACCACCGTTTTTAATTTGGTAAGCTGCAAAAGGAATGTAGTTTGCTTGTGCATACCATATAAGCATCTCAACAATAAAATCGTCTAGTATAGTTTTCCATCTTGCATTGGCTGGTAAATCAATTCCAGCAACAATAGCATCAGTTAAACCAGTGTACATATTTGTACCTATAATTTGTTGTATGTCTATCTGTTGTGCAATCTTGATAAACTGAATAAATTTATCAGTATCTACATTCCCATCAATAATAGAGTTTCTTACTAAATCGGTTCTATTTATAAATAATACTGTTGCCATTATCTTCTTTTATTAGTTGGTAAAAAACCCTCATTAGGCATATCTATTGGTCTTTTAGCTACAAGTTTATCATTAACCTCTGGCTTAAAACCTTTTCTCTTTGCTTCATTTACACTTATTGTAGGTGCTAATGGTGATTTAACGTCAATACGTTTACTATCTAATGTAAACATATAAGTTTTACGCATCCAAAAATGATGACAAGCACCACCACCTTTATAAAGCCATATAGAATAGGTATCTGCACCTTTTGGTCCCCAACCTGGGTTAACCGCCCTTGTACTCATTAACTCAATATCTTCTTTGCGGTATATCTTTTTTGCTTTTACCATTTTCTCACAAAAACTTCTTGTAACATTTTTACCCTCTGCATCAAATGTATCTTTTAAAGGTGCATATTGGTAACGTACTTTAAATGCCACATCTTTAACCGCTTTATCTTGTTTAGATTTTGCGTTTGGTCTTGATGTACCAGTAGAAACAAATTCCCATATTTTAGATAACGTGCTTTTGTTCTTTTTGTTTAGTTCATCAATTTGGTAATCTAATGCTTCTTCATCTTCATAATCAACTTTTCTTTCATCGATTAATGTCCACTCACTTAAATCTTCTTCTTCACCAAATTCTTCTAATACATTATCAAGTTCAGTTTTCTCTTTGCTAAATTCATAACCAGTTTCTTCTTCAATATCTTCTTGGCTTTGTACATCTTTATCTACTTCAGTAAATTCTAATGGCTGTAAGGTTGTAAAGTATAGGTTTAAGCTAATATCATTGTATGCAAGTATATTATCAAAGCAATCAATTAAAAGTTCCTGAAATGGTCTTATAACGGTGTTATCCATTAACAAAGATGCAGTCTTTATTTCTTCTGCATTGTTACCTAAACCACTACTATCTTTTATACCTAATAACATTGGTGATACAATACGATGTGCAACCATTATTTTCTTTGTGCTTTCTTCACTCAAGAATTGATATTGGTTATGTGCATCACTTAATTGTACTGGTGTTATTTCTGCTTGACTTTCTTTATTGTCATTAAAAGCTAAAATGAATTTACCAGCATTACTTGTACCCGAAAACTTCTGTGCTATTTTTGTTTCTATTAATTGTCTTTCTTGTTGATTAGGAGTACCATTGTTAAAGTTGATTAACATCGATGGACTTAAACCATTCATTATGTTGTTCAAATGATAGTTAGATACTTCTTCTTCAAGTTCTGCATACTGTAAACCACCTTGATAGTCTACTGGTGAGTAATAATAAAAACCACTCTTGTATGGTTTTATGTAGTATATCTCTATGCTTTCTTTAGACATACCAAAGGCTGGTATTCTTAAAGGTTTATCACTCTTTTTAATGTTTACCCAATCATTGCAATAATAGTATGCTGGTACATTACCATCTGCATCACATTTTTCTGCTCTTAATGTTTCAATAGGCATATGTTCCAACTGAACAATCTTGCTTCTATCTTTAGAATAGATAACCTGGATAGCAGCTTGACCCATTAACTTTAAATCATAACAAACTCTACGTACAACATCTTTCTTAAACAAAGAAATCATCTGTGCATACTCATTAGGTTTTTTATTGCTATCTGTAGCATTTAAACCTTTTCCATAAATAGCTTGTGAAATACCATTTATAGCTGCGTTGTTTGTAGGTGAACCATTATATCTATCAATAAGGAATTGAAAATAGTTGTTATCTGCACCGTATTCTATCCAATCAGCACCATTAACTTCTTTAACCTCTGGTGATGTGTATGTACTTAAATTTACAAAGCCAAACTCTGATACTTTTGTTTTGCTAAATTGCCCTTTTTCGTTTCTTTTTCTCATATTACAATATAGTCATTATTGAAACCAT